TGAGGCATTCGTGACATTAACCCACGATGCCAGCGGAGTCAGATCAACCGAGGTGATATTGGTGCAGCCAGACAGCATATTTCTGACGTTATCAACTTTCATCCATGATGCCAGCGGGGTCAGATCAACCGAGGCCAAGCTGACACAGCCATGCATAAAATAATTTGCGTTAAACACATTAACCCACGATGCCAGCGGGCTCAGATCAACTGAGGTGAGTTTGAAGCAAGCAAACAGCAACCTTGAGGCATTCGTAACGTTCACCCACGATGCCAGCGGAGTCAGATCAACCGAGACGAGTTTAGAGCAGCCATTCAACAACTCTGAGGCATTCGTGACATTAACCCACGATGCCAGCGGAGTCAGATCAACCGAGGTGATATTGGTGCAGCCAGACAGCAACCTTGAGGCATTCGTAACGTTCACCAATCCAGCCAGAGGAGTCAGATCAACCGAAGTGATATTGGTGCAGCCATACAGCAACTCTGAGACTTTAGTCCTTTTTTTATCATTCTTAAAAACATTTCCAAAATAGATCAATTTGGAGCATTTATAAAACGTGATATCAACTACGGTGCTATCACCAATACTCCAATATGCAGCGAGACATGAAGTTGATCCTATGGCGTATGTTACATCCTCACAAGAAAGTATTTCGGCGTTATGATAGCCGTTATCCGTATAGGTATGGCTATAGGACTTAGATCCTGTTCCCGAAGCGTTTTCTGTCGTACCATCCCCCCAGTCTATCACATAGGAGGAGGTAGGAGAAGTGACGCTGATAGAGCAAGATGTACCGACCAACATCATTTGTATGTTCCCGTTTTCCTCTGGCTTCAAGATTACAGGGTTTAAGACGATAAAGACATTGACGCTCATAGCAGACGTTCCGACCGTTACCTGCCCTTTATAATCAAAATAGTTAGGATGCGTAATGTCATAGTCATACGTTCCCTTGGTTATCTGCAATATACACTCCCCGTATAGATTAGTCTCTTTTGACTTTCCATCACAAGAAACGGTTGCCCCCTCGATTAGGACGTTATCTTGACTCTTCACCACGAACTTTACATCTACCACAGCATACACCTCCAGCGTATGGCTCGTGTCATTCGTGATAGCTGGAAAATCAAACGTGTTGCTTCCGTAGCCCAACGCTGATACGGTTCCTTTCATCGCCTCGCCACCACGGATATAGACGTATCCGTTCGCGTCGCTCGTGTAGCTCTTGGTATCGGTGGTGATCATGGCTCCGGATAGATAGACGGATTGGCCGTAGACCTTTACCCGGATGGTACGCAAGGGGATGTATGTGATCGTATAGTCCTGCGTACGGGTTCCGGATACGAGATAATCGGCGGTGAAATCCTTGTGGTTGTCGCACTTGAAGATGATGGGGACTATGGAATCATCGTCCGCCGTCACCTTGTAGGTGTACTCGTTCACCTTCTCGTACTCATAATCCCCGCATTCGAACACGGCGTTGGTAATCGTCTTGGATTGGGAGGAGCGGAACACGAATGTCGTGATAGTCGGCGGTAAGAGCGTCGTATAGGTGATCTCCAGCTCCGGAAAAGCCGCCCGGCACTTGGCTAGCTTATCGCTGGTAGCGGATATGGCGTGGTATTTTCCCGTTATGACGGCGGTCTGTACGTTATTGCCGTTCTCGTCGATACCACCCACCTTGATCAATTTATAGAGGTCGTTCAGGTTCGGTGCCGAGGCATTGATATTGATAAGGCGGACACGGTTCAACACCGGGTTCTTGATACCCAAGCACCGAGTTATAAGATAGAACACGTTGATCCCCGTATCCTCGCAAACGATCGTAGTCAGTTTCGTAACCCCCGCTATTTCGAAATAAGCGTCCGTAAGCTTGGATTGATTACGGAGGGTTAAACCCGTGAGGGTAGCCGGGAGATACAACTTGGAGAGGATACCGGCGGCAGGCAACACCACGGAGGTGATGGACGTGCCTTGGGCGTAGACCTCCTCCATGTTCTCGCATCCGGAGATATCCACCGCCTGCCTCAAGTTCGGGCAGTTACGGATGTCCAGCTTGCGGAGCATGTTGTTCGTTCCGATCGAGAGTACGGTAAGGTTCGTGTTCTGATAGCCCGACACGCCGCTACCGATCAACAACTCAGAGAGGCGGGTAGCCTTGGATACGTCGATCGTACCGGCGTACAACCCCGACATATCCCCCAAGGATTTCACCCGGCTCGCCCCATAGATGATCGTCTCGGTGTCATTAAACACGATGTCGGGGGCCTCGATCAATACCGGCACGTCCTTGTAGGTACGTTGCCCCACCATGTAGGAACCGTACTTTACACGGGTATACTGATCGGCGTACGGGATGATCGTCATGTTGGCCGACGGGGACACGCCCGTCCATTCCCGGGGCGTATAGAGACGCAAGGTCGCGAAATCCGAGAGGAAGCTGCCCGCCGTATACTTACTGTCTATATAAAGGAAGCGGTTATACGTCCACCACTTACGGTTCTCGATACGGGAGCCTTGGGCGGCGTACAGGTAAGACCCGTTGCCCTCCTCTATCAGCGGGTCGATATACTTGAAACGACCGTCGGCGTTGTAGATCGCCTCGCACCATTTGTCCGATTGCTCGCCGTTCAACACGGACATGATCAAGTCGTACGAGAGCAATCCACGGGTACGGATATCCTTGTACATCGCCTCGATCTCGGAAGGGAAACATTTCTCAAGGTTGTTCCACAACACGCTACTCTCACCGTTCCAGACGTTTAGCGTACCTATCTTGTCGTGATACTCTATATTGTATCCGAAAGCGATCAACCCCTCGTTATTCAGGCCGAAACAGGTATCGTTGTCGTAAAAGATAAAGATCCATTTCCCCTCCTCGTGGAAATAGGTAAGGAACATGTTCTTCGCCCGCTGGTCCACCATACCGAACAACTCGGTGATAAGGTAGTAGGCGATCAAGTTATCAAGGTTGAAATGATTCCGAACCTCGTTCTTGAATTTATCCAAGTTGTCCTTGGTGGATACGACCCACGAGGTAACGGCCATGAGCTTCTCCGGCTTGCGGGTACCCACCTCGTACTCGGCGTTGATAGCGTCATCGTCCGGATAGCGGGACTCGAAGTCGTTCGTCCAGTCCGTCCCGGAGAAATCGGCGGACTTGAAGAGGCAACGATCGGAGGTATTGTTCGAGAACTCCCAGCTCTCGTCACCCTCGGAGAAACCGAAGGTGTCGGCGGTGGACTTATCGTTATTGAAATTATATTTACCCACGAACTCCAGCGTATCACTTGCCGTCTCACGGTGGAAGATGGCTATCGGATAGCCGTCTACCGTTGTGCGGACCTCCTTGTTCGTTTTTTGGGGCGGGGTGGTAAGCCCCATCTCGATCAATAGGGAATTGATGACCTTGGCCATACCCGTGTTGTGCGTACCGGATGACTCGGCGAAATCCGCTTTCACGCAAAAGGCGTTTACGGGAATGCTATTCGCCCGTAACGCGTATGTGGGCGATGTCCTTCCGCTCTCCGTGTAGGTGATATCTGCCTTGAACTTGAACTTCCAGTTCTTCCTCGGATAATATTGGGAGGAGGTACCTTGCACGTCATTCTGGACGTTCTCGCAAGAGAAAGATCGCCCGGGTTCTTGCAAGTCCGTAAAATAGACCTTGTTTGTTTTCTTATCGCCTTTATAAGTAGGCAACGGCCCCTCGAAGATCAAGCAAGGCAATCGCTCCAACACCTTTTGATAGGTGATATCCCCATAATCATTATATACTTGGTTCCGGTTGTAGATAGCCAGCGCCTTGTCGTAATCGTCCAGATCGCCTATGAAGTTATCGAGCATCTGGTATTGGTTCAAGTCGTTATCGTAGACACGGATGTTATACAGGTCGATCGTGCAGCCCTCGCTACCGATCACGATATCCTGCGGAACCTTCTGCTGGAAATTATCCTCCGACGGATATTGCGCCGCCCCGGACATGATGCCGTTGATATAGATGTATATCAAACGGTTTAGCGTGCGTTTCTCAACCACGAAGGAGATGCGAACCCTCTCCTCCTCCTTGAACCGGGTGTCGATCGTGGTCTGCTCGGACGAGAACACCGCTTTCTGGGAAGATATCTGAAGGCCGATCCCCCCGTTCACGCACTCGATAGCGATAGCCTCGTAATCGGTCACGTCGCGGGTGGAGAACTCGAACTCGATGGTCTTACCCGTGGCCCGGAAGTCATCCTTGAATATCTTCAGCGGGATACGCACACGGGTGTCACCCGACACACGGAGGGAGGTGCTATCCCGTTCCGAGATCCAGCCGTTCGTCTTGAAGTTGAAGCCGGTCAGATCCGCGGATATATCCCCGTATTTCCACTCGTTACGGTTATTGTCGTTGTTACTCCGGTTCTGCGAGGTCAGCCAGAGTTGCAGGTTCGCCTTCTCCGGCTCCACGATCACCTCGGCGGGGGATACGGCGAGCGTAAAGGTCCGGGAGGCCGACCCGCTGGATATCTTCAGGGAGAGATCTCCCGACTGGGGAATACGGTAATTCCACTCGTGCAAGGTGCGGTCTACGCTCTGTGTGGATACCGTGGCGTTGTTCGCCGATAGCGTAACCTCCGATAGCGAGGAGTCCGGCGTATAGACCACGAAGGGGATCGTGAGCCGGTCGTATTGCCGCGCGGCGGTCTGGGCGAAAGAGGAGGCCACGATAGGCGTGTTATCCCCCTCCACGATACAGATAAGGTCGTTGGTAAGCGTATTGCTCCGGATCAGCTCCTCGTTGATAAGGGCCGTCATGTAGACTTGGAGCAAGTGCGCCCCATGCGCCTGCCTAGGGATCACGTAGGTCAATTGCCGGTTCGAGGCGCTGGTCTCCACCGTTCCCAACTCCTTCCCGTCCAGTACGAAATGCACCGTCTTGTTGATGGCCCCCACGGGCGTATAGCGATAAACGATCTCCCCGGAATAGACGAGCGCCGGGTCTATGGAGGAGGATATGGACATGGATATCACCTCGATCGTATAGGATAGGGAACGTGACGATCCCGTGCTATCCTTCACGGTTACCCTTACCGTGTTGGAGCCGGTGATCAAGTGTTCCGTCGGATCGAAATAATTATTGCCCTGCGAGATGGATACCATGCCCACCTTCTGGCTGTTCACGGTGTAAGTGGCCGTTCCCGGCCCGGTCTCGGAACCGTCATCCTGATAGACGCTCGTGAAATTGTATCCCACGGTGACGGCGGCCCCCTCTACCGTGGTGATGAGCGTATCGGTGACGCCCACGAGTTTCATGGTCACGCCGCCACCACCACTTCCTCCTCCGATCTCGGAGAGGTTCTTCACCGTCCATAGCGAGCTTCCGGCCTCTTGCACCAGCACACGGGACTCGTCCGGATCTTGGTCTACGATCTCATCCACGTTGGTAAGCTCGCCCAGCGAGCTAGCCCCGCCGCCGCCCCCGCTTCCGGAGCCTACCGGGATAGCGTCCGATACGACAACGCCCCCGGAGGTAAGATACAGATTACCGTCTTTCGAGTAGCCGTTATCCACCTTCTTCTCCAGCAATTTCTTGATCGCCTCCAGCTCCTTGGCATAATCCCCGTCCAATTTACCGAGCAAGTCTTTCAGCCGGACCTTCACGTAAGAGACGTTAAGGCCTTTCTCCTCCAAGGCCGGCAAAGAGTTTACGAAATCCATGCTCTCCGCTACACGGAGATCCTCTACGCTAAGGGAACCCGCCTCTATAGCGTTCTTTACGATCGGGGTTAAAATCTCGACCAGTTCTTTAATTTCTTCGAGAGTATATGCCATGGGATCAAGATTGCTTATAGGGTTACCGTCTCGTTAAATATCCTGTCGAAAGCGTTTTGCACCTTCGTATACGCGCTTATCCATTCCTCTCCGGTAAGGCTGTCCGGGGATTCTTGGAAGAAAGAGAGCCTTTTGTTACGATCAGCGGACGCGTACCCGATACGGGTACCGGCATCGTATATGTAGGCATCTATATGCTGGAATGGCTCGCTTTCCTTACGGGATGCCTCTATCTTCACGAAACCCGTGGAAGATAGGGCTTCTGTTAAGGAC